TTCCTTCTTTTGGAGCGTCAAATTCAATAGTTGTGGAATTAAAATTAGGTACAATCTTAATACTATTGTCCCACGTTACCCCATAACGCAACTCATACTCTTTAACATCCGCTTCATCTACTAATAAAATTGTAGCTTTTAATTTTGAATCATTTTGTGTTATAGATAATGCAGAAACATCTCCAGGCAATTGATCTTTACCAGTAATAGTAATTACTTGTGAAACACCTGTACTTTTTAAACCATTTAATGATACCGATTGAGCCTGAACGAGATATGGTGTATTTATTCTTAATCCATGAATTAAAATCTTACTGTCACTTGAACCAGCGTCTTCCCATGTAATGCCATTATCACTAGAGTATTGAATTAATGTGTGACTATAATATGCATATTGCGCACGATCAAAAGTAACAGTTGCTTCAATCATTACCTCGCCAGATTGTTGAACGTATGATGTTTCTTTTATGATAAAATTTGTTGGATTGGGAGGATTAGTAAATGAATAAAGATGCAATGAACTTTGACCAAATTTGTAATAAAGAGCATTGACACGAGTTGAATCATAAGTCCAAGGTGGAATTAAAGATTCAAGTTGTAAATTGGTTTTCCATCCGTTTTTATTGATAGAGTGTTTAATACCAATTATGGTGTAATCAAAATTGTTGCCTGATACAGATTCGGTGATCAAGACACGGTTTAACAAATCAATTTGGGGAATTCCTTTTGTGTTAACATCTAAGAAGGTTAAATTAGATTTATAACGATAAAGAAAATAGTCACAAATCTGCTTTCCCCAAGTAATATTTGAAATATAATCATTGGTGATCTCATAGCTATTTTCAAACAGGTTAATCGTGGTTCCATCGATTGCTTCAAAAGTCAATGGACTGGTACATTCTAAAGCGTTACCCCAAATCTCAAATTTAGTGATATTAACAGTATCAAAAGTGGTACTAATTGGATAATTATTAGTGAGTTTAAATTTAACACGCTTGCTACCTTCATAAATAGTCCAATCAGAAAGATATAAATTACCTGCAGAAGTTGTAGTTGAATAAGTAATTGCTTCAACATTATTTGTAGCACTAATAACTGGATATTCAATATTTGCGCCAACTTTTTCAAGATCATATGTATACCAACGATATTTACCAAATACGATTTGATCTTGATAATATTGATAAGTAATTTGGATATTATAACTGGCAGGATTAACAGCATTCAATAATTCAATTGTGCCAGCTTTAGTATCAATATCATTAACTGTTAATTGCACATTATTAATACGATCCCAAACTTTAATCAAAGAAACAGCATTCATAGTAGCAATATCAGTTGATGTGGGAGAAGGAATTACTAAAATTAAATCTGAATAAGTTTGAGTATCAACAAGTGGAACATTTAATGAATCAATCCATAATAAAGTAGTTTCATCTTGAGATTTAAGAGTTATTGTTTTATTATCTAAGCCAAGAGCTGATTTTGTATCGCCAGTCCAGTATTCATCTACGGATGAAACAGTATTAGATGATGGAGTGCCACACAAAACTTGACGTATTTGGAGCGTTTTAGGATTGGAGGTAATCTTCCATCTGTTCTTGATATTATCAAAATCGACATCCTCTGTAAAATCTTGTATATTATCGGCATTAAAAGTATATTGACTCGTTAATGGTTCATTCCAATCCGCAGAAAGTGGAGAGTAAAATTTAAACTCTCCTGCTTCAAAAAAGATCCTTCCTTCGACGCTTTGAGCTAATGATTGCAAAGTTTGCCAGATTGAATTTCCAACCGTGAATTCTACAATCGGCAAACGCTCTGACATTTTGTGTAGAGTACGTGGGAACGAAATCCCTAATCCATAATCTAATAAATAATCAATAGATTCATCGATTGTTGCATTAAATAATACTGCTTCGTAATATTGTGCGTTTTTATATGAATGATTTGGTACTTTCATTCTCTGGAGTAGAACCGCATGATCCTTCAAAGTTAAAACAACTTGTTTAGAATCACGAGTAATTTTATTTTTAAATGCTGTAATAATGCCTTGAAAGAGAATACGAGTTTGAGGTTGGTTATTTGAATCTAGAAACCCGGCAAGGATCTTAATTGGAGTGCCGGTACGAAAAGTACCTATCGGGTAATCTTTTTCAATATTATTAGAATTATTAGGACTGAATTTACCAAGGACATTATCAATCGTCAAACTGGCAGAATTCACAGACGGTTTCCCAAGGATGCTTCCTTTTTGCTTGAATTCGAGGTCTTGGATTATATTGTCCACTGAAACAATATAATTAGTAATATCTGCACTATAAGTACTATCTGCATAAACATCTGCAAGAACTTGAAAAGAGATATTACGCACAGATTGATTTGTTAATTCTATAGGTACTGAATAATCCATTTAAATATCTCCTTTCGTTAAATCTGCTCAAACGATAATTGAATTGTGTAAAAATAATCTCCTCCCGATTCTCCAAGAAAATCAGGAGAAAATTCGGGTGATGTACAAGCCACATCGTATTCTTGCAAATCCCAATCTTTTAACACAAGTTCAGAATTTAATCGCCACAAGGTTTTGAGACGATTTAATTGACGTTGATTTACCTCAAATAAAAAATTAAACTTACCTTTAGTGGAATTACTAAGCAAATCTACACATAAAGTTCCATTTAAACTGCGACTTGGTGTTGAAGATTGTTTTGTTTCACTTCCCTGTCTAGTTTTGTATTCGTAAATATTGTCATTAATCCAGATATAATCATTCAATTTGATCCTCACTCCTTTTATCCTGTTTATTATTTAGATTGTGTTTGATTAAAATTAAACAGCAAAATCTAAGCTATTATTAAAAACAATATCTTCTAAAATCTTTTCTATATTATTAAATTCCCAATAAGGAATGCGATATAATTTGATATTATTTAACTTGCAATAATTATTTTTAATTTGATCGTTAGTTTGAGTTTGTTTAAGTCTTACAAAACTAGTATTTGATTTGCTCCATGTTTTGTAATGAAGAGACCCATCGTATTCGATACAAATATTAAAATCTGGTAAATAGAAATCAAATGGAAGACGTTTTTTATTTTTACAGTCGTAAAATTTATATTGAACAATATACTTTAAATTATTTTGTGCAAGTAGAAATTCTATCTTTTTTTCGCCTTTACTAAAATTACATTTGGGACAATTATTGCCCAAATTTCTACTTGAAACATCTGCGTTCCATTCGTGATAGCATGTAGAACACTTCCACCAAACTTTTTTATTAGAACCCGCTACTACATCATAAGGTGTAAAATTGCCATTTTTTGTTGAATGCCATTCTTTAGCAAGCTCTGGATTTTTAGTTGCTAAACAATTAGATAAACTTACTTTTAAACCACGGCAATACGGACAACCATCCCCAGATATTACACGACACCATCTAGAATTAAATATTTCTCCACAATCTTCTTTTAAACATTGCCACTGCAAAAGTTCATGACTACCCTTATATTCATTACTAATTAATTTAATTTCATTATTTCTATTGTTATTTTTTAACCATAGTTTAATATTTTCTATCGTGTAAGGATTAGATATATTAAATTTATCTGGTGTTTGACAATTTCTTAAATGATTAATGTCTGTTATAACCTTATATCCTTCTTGCGTTTGCGCTAAAAGTTTTTCTTTGCTATTTTGATATTTTTGAAATAGCGGCAATAGATCTCGTTTGATAAATTCTTTCTTTGCATCTTCTAATGTTAATTTAATATTTTTACCACAATCAGGACAATTTACAACTCCCCTTTTTAAATGATCTAAAGATATTTGTAATTCTTTATTAGGATGTTTATTGCATTTATATAATAAAAAATCATCAACATTGACATATATATTAGATAATAATGTACAATCTCGTTTAACAAACTCTTGCTTTACTTCTTCCAAAGTAAATTTTTTCATTCTTATTTTCTCCTTATTTGATTAATTTTCTCCATAAAAAAATAAACCCAGAGCAGGGAATAGTGGAGAATTTCTATCCTTTTCAATCCGTCGATCTAGCTCTGAATATTAACTATATAAATTAGGCTCTTGCTTCTTCTGCTTTGATGTAACCATTAAGCCATAATGCTGTCTGCCTCGCAGAATCCTCGCTGCCGACAAAAACTCCAGCTTCAATCGTTATATAATTGTTATACGTGATCGGCACTGATGATCCAGAGGAATATGAATTACTACTTGAACTATTCTGATTTGCTCCAGGAAAACTAGAATCTAATAACCCCAACGCCTGATAGAGTAATCCCATTTTCGATGCAACAGCATTACCAGCAGTTTTAATAGCCGAAATTTCATTCGCATTCAAAGTGCCATCCATTACAGCGACTGTAATAATATCTGATAAGTTACTATATAAACCTTGATATGCTTCTTGAGCCATGAACGCCTTAATAAGTGCTTGACGAGTCATATCATACAGACTTTGATTCCAATTGGAAAGAAAATCCATATAATTTGAAGACTGAAAAGCTTGTCCTAAAGCATTAGCAATATCTTCAATACCCGTTCCTAATGCTTTTTTTAATTCACCCCAAGTAGCTCCTAATGCTTCTTGCAATCTTTGTAATTCTTCTTGCCATTCTTGTTCTTGAGATTTTTTACTACTACCAAAAAGACCACCTAATAGATTACCTAAAAAACCACCTATGGCTCCACCTATTGGTCCAAAAATAGAACCAATAACTGCTCCAACTGTTGTTAATACACCGCTAACTATTTGAGTTTCAAATTGAGATTGCCCTAACTTTTTTGAAATATCATTATATTGTGCTTGATTAGCTTCAAAATTTTTAAAATTAGACATTGTGCCAGATACAGAATAACCATTATCTTGCCATTTGTTAGTAGTATTTTTATCATAATCACCTAACACATAACCAATTACACCGCCAGCTATTTTATCAATACCTTTTGACATCATGTCAGAAGCAGCAGTTTCCCAATCAAAGCCATCCTTACCAAAATTTTTTGATATTACATCGGCAATTTCAGCAGCTGCATCTCCAGCTGCAGTTCCGAGATTGGAAAGAGCAGAAGAGACAGAATCAAGAGCAGAAGTAACATATTTAACCTGTTTTGGAGAATACATTTCAAATACATCAGCTTGACCTAATTTATTATTGTCAATTTCTTCTTGAGCTTTTTGTAATCGTTTAGCACCTTCGGCTTGCTCATTCAATAATTTCATTTGTTCAGTAAGTTCGGCAATTTTAGGATTAGTAGGATCGATTGAGCCTAATGCCTTAATAGCCTCGCGGAAAATATTAACTTGTTCAGTATAATCCTTAAGAATACCAGATTGATTATCATTAGCTATATCAGTCATTAACTGTTCAGTGACACCTCTTAATTTAGTAGATAGTTGGTTGATAATTTCTTGAGGTTGCCATTGAGCTAAATCTTTTGCTGTTTTACTAATAAAAGCATTGGTTGGATCTAATTTCCCTATTGAAGTTATAGCATTATTTGCTGCATCAATTTTAGGTTTAATTGCATCATATTCTATGCCAAGTTTTTTATACATTGCAGCTAAATTATCAATTTCTGCAATTTCATTGTTATAAGCTGCGACTATTTTTGCAATTTTGTCTGTTACTTTAGTATCACCGGGATCGGGATTACCAGTTTTAATAGTAGTTCCATCCATATTTCTTAAGTCAGCAACAGTAACATCTTTAAGATTACTCATAGGCAATGCTGCAATATCTTTCTTTAATTGATTAATATAACCATCTAAATCTTTTATATATCTTTTATCTGTGTTATACGCAGAGTCCCAATTTGATTTCTCTCTAGCAGGATTACTCTTAAGTGCCGACTGTGCATCTTTTTCAAACGCTTCCCGTTGTCTTTGAGCAATTTTTAATTTGTTTTGTAAATCTGTAAATTGAGCGTCTCCATTTGAACGAATTAATTGATTATTAGCATTAATCATATTGGCTATACCTGTCAGATAAATATCAACAAACGATTTAAAACTACCAGACTGTTTAACTCGTTGTTCAAATTGTGTAGTTGTTAATCCCATACTTTTAGCTAAATTATCTTCAACAGTTTTTAATTGATTATTTAATGCAACGGTATTTTGTCCTTTCGCATTAGCGTCTGAAATTCTTTTTTGCAAAGTTTGATATTGATCAGCTAAACTTAAAACCCCAGAGGCTTTAGATGTTAAAGCATTAGTAGATTGTTGAAGTTGAGAATTGGCTTCTTGGACTTTAGCTATTTTATCTGCGGCTTGATTTGCATTTTCACCAAGCAACATTAAACCACCAGCCAACACCCCAATAGCCGCAATCCACATAGTAAAAGGATTCGTAGAGAGCATAATTGAAAAAGCTCTAATAGCAGTCATAACAGCTTCAAAATTAGCAACTAATGTAATTATTGCTGCTCCGGCTATCAATATCTTACCAGCAGTAGTATCCATACCAGCTACTAAATTTGTTAATCCAATCACAAGTAGCTTTACGCCATTTAAAACTCCACTACAATGTACAATAAATGCTTCCCATTGAGCGTTTAATTGACCAATACGTTTTTCCGTTGTGTCCATAATATTATTAACTTCTTTTTGAGCAGAGCCTTCAGAATTTATAGCTTTTGTTGTAGCTTCTTCAACAGTTTTCCAATTATCTAAAATACCTATAAACCTGCTCCAGTGCTGAGTTCCCGCTACCGTAATGGCAAAACTTCTTTTTTGATTGTCATCCATTCTTTGCCATTGAACACTAAGTTGAGTTAAAGTTTCAAATAATGGCTGTGCTACATCAATATTTAATTTTGAAAATGCTTTTTTAGCAGAATCATTGCCGGCAATACGAGCCATAATTCTTACCCAAGTTGTTCCTAATTGTGACCCTTCCATTCCGAGGGTAGCTATACCAGTAGTTAAAATTCCACTTAATTGCTCTATTGATAAACCAGAAATTCTTGCCGCCGATCCAGTTTTTGCTAATGCTTCACTAAGTCCTCCTGCGGTTATGCGATAATTATTACTCTCTTCATTCAATATATCGACAATTCTAGTAGCATCACTGGCTCTAAGACCCCATTCAGCTAATACGGATGAGAGATCTTTAACCGATCCTTCAAAAGTAATATCTGTTGCCGTTGCTGCTAATAAACTAGCACGGGTTGTGTCAGCTACTTCTCCAGCAGTTTTATATTGTTTTGCCCAGTTAGCTGTAGCTTGTTCAACATCTATTAAACTTTGTCCATATTGTTTTGCTAATTGAATATCAGACTCAACAAAAGGTTTGGCAATTTCTTGAGCAGATTGATTGTTGTTAGGTAAAACTTTAGCTATATTAACGGCTTGCATTTCAAGATCGGCCATAGTTGTTAGACTATTTTTAATGCCATTAATAGTTCCATAAAGTAAAAATGCTGAACCTGCCCATAATGCCATTTTTTCGGTGTTATGTACAATAGATTCGCCTAATCCCATAGCAGCGTTTTTTGATCGTTCTAATCCATCCGTGCTTTTTTTAGCACTTTCATTAAATTTTCCTAAACCTTCAGTGCCCTTACCTATTTGTGTGGTTACTTCTGTTTGTGCTTGAGCTACTTGCTTCATAACATTCCCATATTTATCATACAAATTTGTTAATCCTGAAGATGAATTAGTAGATGAACCCATACCACTTATAGCATCATTAATTTTCCTAATCTTTGCTTCAATTGCATTAAGTTTATTTAATTCATTTGGTGAAAAATCTAATGATATCCCTAATTGTAAAGAATCTGACAAATCATACACCTCCTCTAAATTTAAAAAATAAAAAGAGACAGTAGTATGTCTCTTCAAAAAATTGACAATAATAAGTTTTAAATGTAAAATAATAATAAAGGAGGAATTAACTATGTCACTATTCGTGCAAGCAATGGGTAATAAAATAGTAAAAGTTAATTGTCCCTATTGTCATAAAAAATCAAATATTCAATTACGTTTATTTGTTGATAATGTCAATCCAGTGTTTTGCCCGCTTTGTAAAAATAAAATTAGTCATCTTATGGAAATACAATCATCAGCAGTCATTTACAATATTAAAAATGAACTTGACCAATTAGAAGTATTAATTGAAGATTTAGGTGTTTTGCATTTGGGATAATGTATTATTCTGTTTTTGTTTGATTCCTATTTGATTATTTTTAAATAAAAAATTATCTAATATATTTTCAACATTATTAATTTCAGTATAGGGAATACGAATTAACTTAATATCATTGGTCTGGCAATACTGATTTTTAATTTGGTCGCGCATTTTTGTACTTTCAAATGCTTTGTCGCCTCCAAATATATCCACGGATCTAAAATGTTGCTCTCCATCATATTCAATAAGGCATTGCAATTCTTCAGCCTCATTTAATATTGCAAAATCAAAAGGCAATGGATTTTTATATCTACATTTATCCATTCTATATTCTCTTTTTAATTTATAATCATTACTAACTAAATAATTATAAATTTTTTCTTCACCTTTACTTTCATTACAATATTTACATCTTTGTCCAGTCAAAAAATTACCCCATGATATCTTACTAAAATGACCTTTAGGACATTTATAGTTTAAAGGAACACTATTATTTATATAAATATCATCTAGTAATTGATAATCTTCTTTCGCAAATTCTTCTCTAATCTCTTCGATGGTTTTCTTTTTAGACCCTTCACAATCAGGACATCTTTTACCGCTTTTAAAATTATTCCAATGCATATAATTAATATGTCCATTATCGCATTCATACTTCATTTTGGTTTCCCAATTGATATATATGTCTTCAAGTAGTTTATAACCATATTTTTTAAAATAATCTTTTACAAAGTCATATGACAACCTTTCTTTTGCTTTCATATTTTCTACGCCACATTTTCTGCAGCCACTACCACGTCTAATTGCATCTATTGTTGTTCTAGTAATTTCTCCACATTTACATCTACATATAAAAGGTGTTTTAGTATTTATATACTTATCATCCAAAAATGTAAAACCATATTTTTGACATTCTAATTTAACAAATTCTATATCTAGTTTTTGTTTATCTTTTTGTTTTTCAATCGCACATATTGGGCAACCAGATCCTCGCTGAATTGAATTCCAAATAACTGTATCCTCATGATTACATATTTTACACCGATATTTCATATGAGTATGAGCATTTACATATTCTGTTTCCAACAACTCTAAATCTTTCTTGTTAAACATTTCTCTAACATATTCGATTGTTAATCTTTGACTGTCGCCTCGTGGCATTATATTTTCCTCTTATCTTATTTTTTATTTTCCTCATATTTATTTAAAAATGAAAATAAAAAATAACCCAAGAAAAAGTAGTGAGGAAATCTACTTCTCTTCAGTTGGCCTAACCTATCTTGAGTTATTAAACTTATCGAACTAACTTGTCCACATTGTAATCAAATTTTAAACACCCATTTAACTGGAATATCAGGAATCGTAGTTTCTCAATTAATCACAGCCTTTGATGGATTAGAAGATTTAATTAATGAATTGGATATATTTAAAATAGCGTAGGGTAAACTTATATTTTTATAAAATAAAAATCAACTTCTCACTTCGAGAAGTTATTTTTTTATCTATTCAGACATATATTTATAAACAGAAAACCAGCTTGATATCCAAGCTGATATTCTGGAGTTTTCATATGAAATTCGATGCTAATAACCTTTTGAAAAAGAAGGTTATTTTTATTGACCAATCAAAATTCAAAATTTTTAGTATAAGCTATTGACGAACTGGAAATTATAATATATAATAAATACAAGAGTACGGTTGCATTTATAATAGGTGATTCTCAAAAATGTTGATTTTTGGGGTATATTAAGTATTCCCATTTGTAACCGCCCTTTCACGGCGGTGACACGAGTTCGAATCTCGTTGGGACTACCAAAAGTAATAATATCAACGATTTGAAGAAAAAATAGACCTAAAGGTTCACCGTACAAATCCCGATAAAAGTATAGGGAGTACGGTGAACTCACTGGACTTCCAAGTTTGTTAAAAATTAGGAGGTTATTTTTATGCCCAAAAGAATAATTAAAGTATCCGACAGTAAAATATATTTAACTTGGGAAGAATATATGTCTA